GTTTAAAGGTCTTACAGCCATATCTATAGCACGACCCGATAAAGAACCTCCTGCTACACGACCTGCACGAGATACAACAGATGAAATTAAATTACCAGCTAAAAAGGATTGGACATCTCCAATAAGACGGGCTGTAGGGTATAACTTTGACCTTGAACTAGTTATTCTTCTACCTAGTTGTGAATTAGCTACGCCGGGTAATACTTTTACTGTACCAGCTGTTTTACCTACTTTATATAAGTTGCTACGAAATATATTTGCAGCACCTTTAGGTTTTTGCTTTTTAACTTTAGAAGGCTTGGCTGCTATATTTTCTAACCAAGCCATTTTATGTCCTTACTAGAGATTGCACCCTTTTATAACATTCATTACCATATCTATCAAGAATAGGTTGAACAATAATAATTTCGTGATATTCAGAACCTCTAACTAATCTGTCTCCCGGTACAACATCAACACCTTTTTGTAAATAAACTATATAAGGCTCAATAGTTGTATTTCTTCCGTCTCTGTCTTCCTCTGCACCTTGTGATTCAAACTTAGCTTTTACACTTGTTGTATTATCTGACCATGAGTCACTAGGCAAACCTCTTTCATCAACATTAGTATCTGATACTCTTTGAATCGTACAGGTTTCTGGAAGTAGTCTATGCTTTAAACTCATATCTATAACTATACATCTAAATGTTATAGAAATTGGTTTAGCATATCTCCCATCAAAAACTCTTTATATATCATGCTGTAAATCATTTTGTTTTTACCAAGTAGATGAGGATTAAAACCATTTTGTTGATTGAAGTCTCTTATAACATCTATAAGTTCTACGCATATAGCTTCATACAAATCTAGTATCTTGGAAAATTCTTTTGACCAAATTGCTCTGCCGTCAATGTTGAATATAACAAAAGACCTTATGCCGTTTAATAAAATAAAAGATATTGCTTCGTGAAAAGAGTAATCTGTTTTTTGATTCATCATAGGCCATTCGTAACCTTTTTGTTTATAAGGAAGTCCAAGACCAAGACTACCAAAGCTACCTTTTTTACTAGGCCATATCTCTTGTGTTGTAACATTAATGTAGTCATACAAATATAAAATATCTCTTATCATTGGTTGGAATGATTGAAATGCTTTTGGGTTTTCTTTGTATTGTCTTATAACTAAATTCTTATCCCAGTAAGACTCTGTAGGTTGATTATTTATATCTGCGTCAAAGGCATTGTTTCTAAATAAATTAATTAAAGCAAGAACTTTTACTGTGTCAATCTTACCTTTGTAAGGGGTCGTATCTACTTCTTGTTTAATCCAAGCAAGTTCCCTACTCTCTATCTTTACAGTATTTTCTTTTGCAATTTTAGAATCTAAAGCTCTTGTAATTTCTAGCCCATGTCTAAGGTCTAGCCCTACAATGACTTCTACTTTGACATATACATTTTTATCAATATCTTCAACAGGAACTTCTGATATAGCTTTATATAAATTAGCACCATCAACTATTCCCTCTTTAGTATGGTCTTTAATGTGTAATGTAATTTGATTTGATTGCTCGTTTATCTCTGCTTTATCAACAAGTATTTTAATTCCTTGCGATTTGTAATGAAATATTCCAGTATCTCCTTCTACTTCTTTTATAGAGTTGACCACTGCTCTTTCTGTTTTTTTATTTAAATCCATTACATTTGCTTCTGGATGTATAGGTATAATTTGTTTCCTACCAGCTCTGTTAATGTTTAAATCTCTGACAGGAACATACATAATAACAGTCACTATGTTTGGTACTATAGGGTCTCTTAAAACTTGGTAGTTGTTACAACTAATAAAGTACCTATTATTACCAGTAACTGTCTCTTCTGTGCCGTTATCTTTTACCATCTAAATTTTTGTTTCTTTGCTTTTTCGTATTGCCTAAATGATTTTTCTGTTAAATCACTAGGGTCTTGTTGCCACTCTACATCAACAGGTGTTTCAAACCTTACATTTCTTGCTATTTGTCTTTTAGTGTCAGAATTACACTTAGGACATTTTATCAAAGGGTCATCAGTAATCTTATGAGTTACTTCAAACACAAACTCGCATTTGTGCATAATACACATGTAATCGTATCTAGGCATTGTCAAAATCTATTTTAAGTGCTTTTCTGTAACCTTGTTTATAGTTACCAGAAGTAAAATTCTTCTTAGCTACTTCTTCCCTTTCATCTTTGTCAGAGAGCATATCCATTTTAAAGTTCCACTTACCTCTTTTAAAAGGTATGGCTTGAACAAAAGGTGTTCCTCTTTCAATCATAAAATCTTTTTTCTTGTGAATAAGAGTTGGAAAGTTTACTTCGTGCCATTTATCTGTTTCTACTATTCCCGGAAGAACTTGAAAGTCTTCTTGAAATTCATAATTGTAAGGTATGAATAAAGTTGACCAACCTTTTGGTGTATAAAATCTCCAAGGACTATGAAATTTAAGTGGGTGCTTATATGTGCTTTTAGGTAATTCCCAATTATAAATTTGTTTGTTTTCGTGAAATGTAGCACCATAGGGAAAGTCTCTATTATCCCACTCTAGTATTTCTTCTCCACCCATGTTAGGCGGAAACCCTCTCTGTATTAGAAAGTCACACCACATAGGAACTACATAACCCTGTGTCATAATATCTACTATCGCAGGACACCTTTTAACAGTAAAAGAGTAAAACATATTCTGAGCTGTCTTACCCATTTTTCCAAATATGTTTTTCATTTGTCCCGGAGCAGCTTGTGGATTCCAACCCTGTGGTTTTTCTTCTATGTAATGTCTTATATCTTTAAACCATTGAGGTACTGCTTGTGCCGCAGGAACTATAGGGGCAAATTGAGCAAGCCCCATAACATCAGTTTTAAATTCAAATTGCATTTCTATTTTTTCTCCTTTGTTGTCTTTTAAAATTTTTGTGACAATCTTTACAAAATATTTTTAACTTGTCAGCTGTATTAGGATTTTTAGAAAAATCTGATATAGGCTTTTCTGTATTACATCTTATACAAAGCTTGACTCTTTCTTCTCCTAACTGTTCTTTTTTTTCTTTAAGTAAGCTAAGACAATCAATGCAAAACTTAGTGTAGCCATCAAGATACTTTTGTGTTCTCTTATAATCTTCAATAGGTTTCCATTCACGACAATACTTACACTCCTTTTCTACTGGGTCAACAGCAGACTTCTCTGCTATTTTTTGGGCTTCAGCAACTCTTTCTGCTAAACCTTCTTCTTCATCTATCCAAGTTTTAAATCTTTCTAACCCTATAGGCTGACCTTCGTATGTTCTAGGTGTGGTAAGTCCTCCTCTTCCTGTGCGAATAATTTCTAATATAGACTCTGCAATCTCTTCGTTGTAAGCACCTCGTTGTGGAACACCAGATTCGATTCTTAATTGACGAACTCTTTCATGAGATACACCCCACTCATCTGCCCAATCTTGCAGCATTTTATTAGGGTCTTGTAAAAATAACTCTTTAGCTTCTTCTAAAGAAGGTGCTTTTCTATGTACCATATCTCTCCCTATTCAATTGTATTTTACTATATTTATACGAAAAATCTACTTCTAAAAGGTTGTAGCATAGCCATGTCTGCTGCGGTTAACACTGGTTGTAAGTTTTGAATTATTACATCTCCGAAAGCAACATCATAGTCTCCTACTCTTTCAGTAAGAGCAACATCAAAATTTGTAGTGTTTGTATTATCAACTAAGTGAGTAGAAACTTCTCCTGTGTCTGCCTTTGCTGATATCTGCAAAGATGTCATAACTAATCTTGCAGTAGCTCTTGCGGAAGTCATTTTAATTACATCTGGCATATCTGCTGAAGCATATCCACCTACATAAGTTACAGAAATGTTTTTAGGTTTAATTCCAGACCAACGAATAGTTATTCTTCTTAGTCTTCCGTTAGAATATGAAACGAAATCTCTTTCATTACCTTCTGTTAGTGTTGCACCATCTTCAGTAATAGAAGTTATAGATGATACAGGTACATGGCGTAAAAATAAATCATTTTGTTCGTTGCCATCAAATGTTTCTGTATGTGTTGCTTCTTCAACATCATATCCTAGAAATCTTTTAATAGCAGCGTCAACATAGGGTATATAAGTATTTGTGATGTGTCCTTCTAGTGTAGAGTTTAAATCTAACTGTAAAAATGTAGATACATCACTAACGCTACATAGAGCCATTTAGGGACTCCTTACTTGTCTTCTACTTCGTCTTTTTTAACAGCTTTTGTTTCGGCAGGTTTTTTAGCAGCAGCTTTTTTCTTAGGTTTTGGCTTAGGTTCAGCTTTACCCCAACCTTGAGCTTTAAGCCATTCTGCTGGATATTCTTTTCCTGCTTTTGCAATTAGAGACGCATTAGATTTAGGTAGTTCTGATAAAGAACCTTCCCAAATACTACCGTCTGGTAATTTCCAAATGCTTTTTTCTGGTTTAATTATTTCTGACATAATGGAATCATTTTACCTTATAAAAAGAAGAAAGCCGGTTTAACCCGGCTCTCTTCAAATAAAATTACTACTTCTTAGAAGTTTGTAATCTTGTGGAATGCAGCTTGCCTGTAAACAGGGAAACCGACTCTCATTGTAGCTCTGATAGCTAATTGATTCTTTGTGAAGAAATCGCTATGGGAGTCAGATACGGCTAATTCCATACCTTGTCTCATAACAACATTAGCTGCTTCGCCACCACCGAATTTACCAACAAGAACAGTTCCTGCGGCAATTGCGGTTGTAGGAACTACTTTGAGTCCCCAGATGTTAGCTTGTGGACCAGCGCCCATTCCGCCACTCACTACGAATAGTGGGCTTAATGCGGTATATCCAGCTGTAGCGTCTCCTGCGAAGTCGCTTGAAACAGCTGTAACAACATCATTCCAATCACTTGGGTGCATGATGATTGCGTCTGGTTCAGTGAAAGCGTTTACTCTGATGTCTGTAATCGCACCATAGATAGCGCCAAGTTTACCTAAGTTACCTGCGTAACTTGAGTAGTCTGTGCTACCAACTGATGTTTTACCAGAATCAAGAATACCTTCTAAGTTAGGTGCAGAACCATCTCCATTAAGAAGTTGGCTATCCAAGCGTAACTTAACCATTGTTTGTAGACGAGAGTTCAAGTATCCTTGGATACCAGCTTCGTCTGCAAGTAATTCGTCTGTTACAGGGATGAATACACCCATTTTTCTGATTGCTTCAGTTCTTTCTGTGAACTCAAGAGCTGCTTCAGCAACAGCAGAACCTTCAGCAGCTTCAGCAGCTGCGTTTGTAAATGTTGTCTCTTCTAAGTAAGAGAAAGCATTTTGGTCTGAGTTGATTACATCAAATAATGATATAACAGCGTCTTCGTCACGAGTTAAGAACTCTAAGATACCCGGTTGTCTTAAAACCTCTGGTGGATATCCAGTAGTTGTTAAAGTTGTTTTTGTCTCAATGTGAGAGTCCACACCTTTAACACCGTTGCTTAAATAATTTTTATAAGCGTCGGTATTAACAAATTGCTCTCCAAAAGTTTTGAGTTCTGGAGCAGAATTACCAGCGACTGGCATTTCTGATACAGGAGCGTTGTCTTCTGCGATAGCCTTTTCATTGGAAGCTTTTTTCTTCTCAATGCCGACTTCTTCAACTAATTCAGCAAGTTCGTCATTTCTTGACTTGATTTCCTCTTTTTGTTCAGAGGTGTACTTGCCGTCTTCAGCTGCGTCAAAGACAGACTTTAGCTCGTCTCTTTTGATTGCAATTTGGTCCATGAGTTCATTTACTTTACTCATTTTTAGTTAACTCCTAACTATTAATTGCTTATACTTCTTCTATTTCTTCTGCCAAGGATTCAGCAATAATTTGCTGCGCCCTTGCCCACTCTGCGTCAAACTCTTCGTCAGAGGAATCAGTGTTATCTTCTGGAGTGTCTTCTTCAGCAGCTTCATCTTCCGGTTCTTCAACAGCAGGTTCCTCTGCTGGTGCTTCTTCCTCGATAACTTCTTCGACTTCTGTTTCAACATCAATAGTATCAGTTGAAGCCTCAGCTATCTCTTCTGATTCAGCTGGTTCATCTTCCACAAGTTCTTCATCTACTTCTAACTCCAAAGCGCCCTCGGTACCGACATTTCCAATGAACTCATCAATCTCGGTCCAAGCGTCGTTTAAGTCGTCAGCGACTGCACGAAGCGCTTCGGTGGCTTTTACGCCTAATTTCCTACCATCTTCGCCTCTAAGCATAGAAATAGCCTTTGCTCGGGCAACTAAGTCATCCAATGCAGCAAGCACATCTTTGACCTCTTCAGAGAAAGACTTGCTGTCTTCCTGTGAAACTTCTAAATTTTCGTCTGATTTTTTCTCATCATCATATTCTTTCATACATGGTCCTCCATCATGATATTTGCAACCCTTCATTTCATCTTCATCATCTCCGTATGACTTTGAAGATTTATCTTCGCAAGAACCACAGCACTCATCTTGAGAACCCTCTTCCGGGTCTGCGTCTTTTGCTGTTAGCTCTTCTAATAATTCTGTGTTGGATTTAATTGCTAATGTGTATGTATCTTGATTAGCACCAACTAATACAGGGCTTACTTCATAAACTGTTAAGTCTTTTAGATATCTAGCATTTGTATCTCCGTCATCTGTTTTAGTTTTACCAAAATCAGAATCGTTTACTTTATATCCAAATGACCATTGTTGCATGTCGCCCATGTTTTTTACAAGATTGTAAGCTTCTTTACCAGACTCAGTGTCCATAAAGAACTCGCCTTTAAAAACGGCTTTACTATCATCTTGTGAGATTGTTCCTTTTCCAATAGGCATATCCCATTTGTGAGACCATACCATAGGAACTTGGTTATTTTTAAAACCAGATTTGACAGCTCCCGGCATTACAATATCCCCGTCACTGTCAAGGGAATTGAATAAACTGAAAACTGCCTCTACTTGACCAGACTCATCTTTGAGTTCTATGTCGATATTTTTAGATTCGTTATTCATACATCCTTCAATCTTAATTAATTAATTAATATTTCAGATGTGCGCTTTAACTATTTTATACTATGATTTCGTGATTGAGTTTTTTATTGTCTAAAGTCTGAGATAATTCTGAGCTTTGAGATAGGCATAGTTACTTTTCTATCTGTCTTTTGATGGTCTCCATTATCTAGTCTTGCCCACACTTGCATTGTTGCTTCATCATCATTCACTGATGTTACAATACCATGAACAACTGAAGGTGGGTCGGGGTCTTTATTTATAGACCAGCTTACAGCTTGACCAACTCTTACTGATTCTGCTTTGTTGCCAGACTTCTTAGAAGACAACGGATGTGAACTTGGTAATAAGTCTTGGTCATAAGGTTTTCTTCTAAACTTACCTGTTCTTAATGCTCTCAAAAACCCGTTAACTCTGGCCATCGCCCACTGGTCAGCAGATGTAACATTACCTCTAACTGAACCCGGATTGTTTCTGTAAGCTCCTACACCTCTGTTAAATACTGCAATAAGCATTCTTAGTGTTGCTCTATGTTTTGGATTTTTAGAATTATGGTCTTCTACTTTTTTCTGTAAAGCTTTTCTAACTCTATCAGATACTTGTTTCATCAAATATTCTTCAGCTATATCAAGAGATTTTTTTCTGCGTTCTCTGATTACTTTTTTGTAATCATTAACAACAGACTTCATTTGTGAAACACCACCGGCTGTTACACCGCCCCATTTCATAACAGCAATTATGCCGTTTAGTCTGTTGTTTTTCTTATGACGATTCATAAAGCGTTCTCTTCTCTTAACCCAGTTAAGTGTTGACTCACTTCTGTCTCCGCCTTTGTATGCTGTCCATTTATTGAAAGCGTCATTACCAGTAAATGATGTAGGAGGATTACCACCAGTACCAGCTCTTCTCCAAATCTCTGGCCAGTTTTCTTTTAAGTCTTTAACATACGCGTAACTTGGAAACTGTGGGTGTTGTGAGTTAGATAAACTTATTTTTTGATTGTCTCCGCTTCTAGGGAAGTTAGTTAACTTTTCTGGAGCTTTACCTTCATTTTCTGGTTTACTCATAACTTCTTCAAATTGTTCATGAGTAGCACAAGCCATGTAATAAGTTTGTCCATTTAGTTCATACTCATGAGAACCTTCACATCCTAAAACTTTAGCTCTTTCTTCTGCTTCTTTTCTAGTTTCAAAAACTTCTGGTATTACTTCTGCTTTTTCTTCTGGGCTGTACAAATTATCCCCTCGTTCGTACATTACTTCCGCTTCCTCTAAGGACACCTTAACTTCTTGTATGTATCCACTTTTTTTGTTGTTTAAAAATTCTTCAGCTTCTTTCCTAGTTTCAAAACATTTAATTATTTCTCCGTCATCATGACTAATAACACAGTAAGCACCATTAGGCATTTCTGCTATATATTTTTCTTCGTTTAATCTAGTAGGTGTCGTAAGGACTTCATCTGTTCTTTCTACCTCTGGCGGTAAGTCAACGGTTGTAATTTTGCTTTCTTCATCATCATTGTTTGCCGGTGCAGGTTCTTCAGTAGTACCATCATTAAGAAGTGGGGAACCATCTTCTGTAACTTGAATCATGTTAAGAGGTCTTAGATAAACATCATGTCTTTCATCAGCCTCTAAACCAACTACTTTCCTAGCTTCGCCAATTGTTACCCAACCTCCTTGTACAGCAGTATTCATGCGTTTATAGAGATTGTCTTTGTCATCAGCTAGCGCTCTAACATTTCCGATATCAAACTCACAGTATTGATTATCGTTTCCGCCGAACTCTGGTCGTAACAATTGATGAGTCAGTTCTTGCGCAACCATGGTCCACATAGGAACCATTTTTGACTCTGTAAAGAACTCTCTAAGTTCTTTTGTATTTGAGTATGTTGCTGAATCTAAACCAGCTCCGAGGCCGGCGAGCACTGCTGGAACGCCAAGTACTGCTGACACTCTTTCTTCTGGTATTCTTCTTAATTCAGCTAACTTCATTTGGTCTGGAGAAAAAGATACTATTTCAACATTCATAGCACCGGATAAGACCATAGGCGCACCTCTGTTCTTACCACCAAATTTTTGCTTATACATATCTGCAATAGCTTCAGCTTCTTCTCTAGTAGGACCGCCCATTTGGTCATCTCTTGGAGAGAGGATTACTCCGGGTACCGCCATGTTGTGTAATAAAGCTGCTGTATATTGTCCAGCGGCTTCATCTCCTGCTATTTCTCTTAGAACGCCTCTAAGTGGAGCAAGACCACGCCTCATGTTGTTTGGGTCAACATTTTGACGCAAATGAATCATATCTTCTTTATCAATCTTTACGGACTCTTCGCCCTGTATTCCACCATGTGGTTGATAGTTGAAGTGTGTAATTAAAGTATTTTCGTTTCCTTTAGCTTCTACCAAATGAGGCATTAGAGGAACTAGTTCTACAACTTGTCCTCTTGCATTTCTATTCTTGTAAATAAAAGCGTCGCCATTAGCGTTTAGTGATGTAACAATATAGTTAGCAAGTAATTGTTGTGTCATGTAAGGATTAGGTCTTCTAAATAGTTTTGCTAATTCATGATTCATGTCTCTTTCATAATCGCCTTCTGAATTTCTTGCTGAAACAATTAGTGATGGTTCTGCAAAAGCAGTAGCCAAAACATTAAGACATGCAATAACAGCTGAATTACCAGTTCCGTCTCCTAGTTCAGCTAATTTTTTATGGTCGAAATAACCAGACTGGGTGTTGTAACCCATTACTGCTTGATTTAAATATGAATATTCTGATTGGTTTACTAATAAACCTTTTTGTTCTCTTCTAATTCTTGCGTCAGTTGGTGCATTTAACCAATCTAACGCCTTTTGAAATCTTGACTTATCTTCAGCCATTAATACGCGCTCCAGCTTCTTGCTTCTTGTAACATTTGAACACCGTAAGCCATTGTATCGATAATATCATCATGTGCTCCAGCAGGGAATGTCATAAGTTCTCTTTCCACTTCTGGAAGCCAATGTGTATCTCGTTGAAGATATATATCTCCAGACTCTAGTCGTGCAGATAATGGAAGTGCGCGTGTAACTTTATCTTTATCCGACTTAAGATTTCTAACACGAATACCAGCTCGTTGCGCCATCTGGATTATCGTAGTTTGAAAACCTTGGCGTTCTATACCTACATATTGTAGCTTATTTTTATCGATTGCTCGTTTTATCGCAGGAATGATATCCGGTCCTTCCATTTTTTGTCTAATCATATCGATAACAAGTAATTTATTGTCCGGAGTCTGTGCAAATGAAGTAATAACTGTATAGTCTGAATCTTTATTTGTTGTTGTAGCTAAGTCAACTACACCATACTTTTTTAAAGCTTTTAAGTAGTATTCTTGATTATCAACAATACATTTTAGATTTCCTGCTGCGTCCGGAACTACTGCAAAATATTTAATCCATTCCGGTTTTAACATACCTTGACCTGCGTCAACAAACTCTGCTAAATACTCTTGTGCAAACACAATAGAGCCAACTTCTTTTCTAGCTGCTTCAACTTCTTCCGGGTCTATTCTTGGATTGTCAGTAGTAGAGAATTGAAACCTTTCCCAGTTATCTCCTTCTTCTGCTTGTTCCCATAAATCATAAAACCAATTGTTTCTTCCAATAGGAGTGCTAATAAATAATGCAGAACCTTTTCTTTCAGTAAGAGTAGGTCTAAGAACTTCTGACCATACTTCCGGTTTACAGAATGCAGCCTCGTCCATAACAAGAAAGTCAAGACCTTCTCCACGAAGTCTTTGTGGATTATCAGCAGACCTAACACCAATAGAACCTCCGTTAGCTAAATCAATTTGCATATTAGCTAAAGATACATTTGGTTCTATTTCTTTAGGAAAAGATTTTGCACTTGCAGCAATATCACGCCAACCAACTCTAGCAATTGAGAATGTAGGTGCTACCCACCATGCTCTACCTCCGTTGAGAGCAACTTCCAAACACAATTGAACACCAAGTCTTGTTTTTCCAAATCGTCGTCCTGCACAAAGTATTTTCCAACGAGCGTCTGACTTAGCAACTTTAAGTTGTCCTTCATGTAATGGAGGTAATTTAGGTATATACTTATTCGTCATAAAGTTCCTTATACATCACAATGGGTGCGTAAGGACCTTTGAGAGATTCTATAATATTTATTTCAATATGGTCATGAGCTGCATTGAAGATTTCGTCCTCGTTTTTAAAAGGGTGTTCATCTTCTTTGATACCGTCAATAACCATATCAAGAATTGTATAATAATCATAAACCGCTACAGGTAGTTCATCTTTGTAGGCATAACCTAAATACGCTTCGTCAAAGTCTTCTAAGAGAGTAGCTTGTGGATTCTTCCTCTCTAAATCTTGATATATATTCATGTTCTATATTTTAACGCAAGAAATCCTTTTAAGAGTTCAGTATATTCATACTTTGTATTGCGTTGTTGTCTTCCGTCAAAGATATCGTGATGTTCTTTACAGAGAATACAAACATTGTTTATATCGTCAGATATTTTTCTGTCGCGTCCACCCATACCAATAGCCCTTAGATGTGCCATCTCTAGCCATTGTTTTTTATTACAGTTCGGCCACTCGCAAATATAGTTTGCTCTCTTCAAAGCTTTCTCCCTTAGCTCTGAAAGATTTTTCTTACCGGTACCCTCTCGTTTCTTTTGCCCCATTCCCGAAATTCCAGAATTAGCACTTCTGCGTTTTTTAAATTCTGCGTAAGTTTCGTTCTCTGGGTCCCATTCTACTCTACTCATAAGGTGTGCTTGGACTCCTTTTGGATAAGGCTATCCCCGAAAGAATAGCCAGTGATGGGAGGATATCGGTTAGTGGAGCCGACAAATCAATCTTAACATGAAATCTAAAAATCATGTTTTTATTATAGCCGGATAAGTTCCTCTTTGTAGAGATAAGCTAAAGAAATCATTCTGTCTATTACATATCGTTCTAATGCTTTTGGATTTAGATTTGGTTGGGTCCATGTGTCGATTATTCTTTTATCTTTGATGTAGCTAATTTGGTTTCCGTTTACTTTGAACCTCATTCCATTTTGTATATAATCCAACGACATAGTTTTACTATCATAGCACCCAACCTAAAAATTTAGTGTCTTGGTTCTGACCCTGTGCGGCCCCGCCCAAACCAAAATTAAATTTGCCGAACTCGTCCCTATGACGGACTACATGTGGGCTGACCAATCCACTTTGATAAAGTTTAAACCTCGTACTATTTCTAAAGGTCAGATAATACGACTACTTGTGTTTTGAATAATAGGCACAAGTACAAATTAAAGTCAAGGATATCGTTGTAAATATTTTTATGACACGCTAGAATTAGTTATCCAACCTAATAAGCTGGGGGTGTGCTTCACGGCTACTTGTAATTAACACCCCCTGCTCCCTACAACCCCCAATGCCCGGCATATATGCAAAAAGCTATCTCATGTTGTGAAGGCGGTCCTATATGCGAA